GGCTCACTCCGCGGCCACTGAGGGACCTACACCGTTCGGGTCCGGGACTAGACGGTCGAAAAGTACGTTGCTACCTCGCGTACTAAACCGCTTCCGCCCCGGGATGCCTATCCAGCTTCTTCAAGACAATGTGCCTTTCCCAACTAACGTTCTTGACCCGCAGGTCAGCTGATGTACAGGTTCCCGTGGCGACTGGCACGACGGGTCTGTGCGGTTGGTACCCTGCCCACACCGGTAGTAGAGCCAACATCTAGTGTTGGTTACGTGCCGATGCGCACCGTCCGGTTCACCTAAGTGTAACCCCCACGCCAAGTTATGAACTACTGGCTTTCCCCATACATGGAAACACAACCGGAAACCCCTAATGGTTCTCTAGAACTCTGGGTACCGCTTGCCATCCTTCACCCGGCCTGAAATAACTTCAACCACTAGGGCATTACCCTGTCGGCCCACTTACCGTAATCCCTTTTGACCCACCGAAGGAGGGGCCGCCGACGGGTGCAGCAAGAGCCCACCTCCTGGACCCTAGCAGCGAAGTCACACCGCATCACTCAACGCCCGATTAACACCCCGGGTTAGGTGAGCGCACTAGTAGGGACTAGTGCTTAACACTGTAGAACTTGTCGACCAAGCCAGGTCGGGACGAGAGCAAATCGTCGTACTGCCATGGAGAATCCTCTGGTGACCAGGGACCGATATCCAAATCGATCCCCCAGAGGTCCCTCTCCAATTCCAGCTGCGCATCGGTCCCCAACCCAAATGCGCGACAAAAGCTCTCCCTGGCTGTAGTCGTTGGTTCTACAAACCGCGCTGAACGGCGAGCGTCATTCCCGACGCCCAAAACCTCGTAATCACGGTAGAAGTGGTCGTCTACCGCTTTCGAGCCCTGCGTGAGGTGTACGAGACGTTCGGCTAGGGTCTGGATCACAGGTACACCCGCGTTAAGAGCAAGCTCGCACTGGGCTACTCCCCTGAGAAAGGGTTTCACAAACGCAGGCTGCTGCAGGTGAGCATGGCTGGAAGTCATATGCGAAACGACTTTCGACCAGTCCCTCACCATTTGCCACCTTCCGGGTGACAGCTCTACCGGTGCACTCTGACCAAACCTAATGCCTTCGAGTACGCTCACAGGACGTTCGAGGACCATCTCGTGGCCCGAAAACTCCAGGGCCAGGGGGGCAAACTCGCCAACAACCCGTGCAACGTCACCTCGGTTGAGAAAGACTAAAGCGTTATCGCCGTCCGCTAGGGTATCGAACGGTACGTTAATGTGCCTAAGCACGCCGATAACCACCGCAAGCATGATCAGTGTGTTGCCCATGCCTGTGTTAAAGTCTCCACTCGCCCTTCCGCCTGCACGAGAGAATTTGACTCCCCCTGGAGTGTTCCCTTCGTTGACCAGTTGCCGAGCCAGCAATGAAGCCAACTCGCGGTCCCCAGCGTGTGCCGCCAAATACACACTGTGTTCCTGCTGCAACTGCCAAACATCCACGTGAGCCTCGAAGGCACTACCGTCCACCTCAAACACGACGCAGTCCTCGAAGGACTTGAACTTCTTTACGATGAGGTTCGCGCGTCGCTCGCCGTTCAGCCCCTTCGCCACAACCCTGGTATTCGATCCACCGAACAACCTTTTGCCCGTGAGATAACCCCACAGCCAGTGCTCAAAAGGCTTGAGAAAAGAAGCTAGGGCCAGGTTGTACCTAGGACTTCTGGGAAAAATCATCCTAGGTTTCCCATACTTCCCGTACCCGAACTTCTCTGCCTTCAGAAACGCCCCTAGTATGCTATCCCGCACCTGGATAGGCTCTTCGGCGAGCGACGTTTCTGCTTCGATGTATCTGCGGCGCAAAAGCCCACTGTAAGATTGCGCCGTTTCCAGGTAGCTCCATCTTTGACCGCCCCATCGTCGTGCTAGTACTCCTAGTGTCTTGAAGACTCGGAGAACCGGGTGACGCGAGCCAGGACCAGCCGTGGGTGTGGGAGCCAGAGATCGCTTGAGCAGGGCAGCGATCTCGTTGTGGTTGCAGTTAGCGTGTACTGAGGGTGCCCAAGTACCCTCGATTATTGCCCCTAGGTTACACGCTGTGTACATTTTGCGCCTCCGATAAGGATCGCAGCCAAGTGGTGCTTTCAGCTCAAGGAAGGCGTCTTCACGCAAAGGGAGTTGAGGAGCTCCCTTGCAGACGCCTCTGAGACACACCTGGCTGGCCTAATCTTTGGCGCTCCACCATCCGTTCGTCTCAGGCAGGGCCCCCGTGGTGCTGGCGCTCTGA